ATGAAGCTGTCCGCAATCATTACCGCAACCACCCGCAAGCTGCACGGCCTTGCTGTTCGTGCTCACGTCGCATCGCTGCGCCTGACGGTCGCTACCGCCGACGCCGAGAAGCGCATCGCACTCAAGGTCGAGGAGACGACCCGCGACTACGTGAAGAAGGCCGAGGCCGTCGCCCGCGAAGCCGAGGGGGCCGCTGATCGCGCCATTCTCCACGCCCAGAACGTTCGCGTCGCTGCGGCTCAGGAAGCGACGAACCTCGGAGGCGTACTGTAATGACGGCCAAGGTATCGGTCGAGTCGTACATGCGTGCTCACTTCCCGGCGTCGGCGATGAAGCTCACCGGCTTCGAGCTGGGCCGTGCGGCAGCGGCGCGATGGCGCGAGCAGCACGGCGGCGAGCAGCCCGAGCGTAAGCAGTCCGGCAAGAACTTCCGGGCGCAGTACGACGATACGTGGCTGCGCATGAACGCTCAGCAGATCATCCAGCTCGCGAGGGAGCGGCGCAAGCCGAAGCACTGATGGCGGAAGCGTGGCTGCGTGCCGCGCAACGCCTCAAGCTCGGGCAGAAAGGCCGAGCATTCCACGGCTGTTCCGGGTCCAGCTCCGGCCCCACGTTGCTCATCAGCAATGACCGCGAGAAGTGGTCGGGCTGGTGCTTCCGCTGTCACGAGACGGTGATCGAGTGGAAGCCGGTAGAGAGCTTCGCTGAGCGGGTCAAGCGTATGCGAGAGGAGCAGGCGGCTGATGAGGAAGCGGCAACGACCGCATCCCCGCCCCAGCCTGCGAACTTCGACATCGAGACCTGGCCTATTGAGGCTCGCCTCTGGCTCCTCAAAGCGTCCATAGGGCGCTCGGAAGTCGGCAAGCTAGGTGCGTACCACCATGCCCGTACGAACCGCGTGGTGCTGCCTGTAGTTGACGCTGGGCGCATCGTTTACTGGCAGGCTCGCTCGGTTGACGGGCGGGAGCCGAAGTACATCGGTGCGGCCATCGACAAGCGGCACATCGTTGCGGCGTACGGGCAGGGCGATCCAGTGCTGGTCGAGGACATCCTCTCTGCGTTTCGTGTCGGCGAATCCGGCGACGCGCAGGGCATGGCGATCCTCGGCACGGCGCTGAACGACCGGGTGCTCGCTCGGCTCATCCAGCAGCAGCGTCCGGTCACGGTATGGCTGGACCCGGATAGTGCGGGCCGCGAGGCAGCGCGCGGCATCGTCAAGAGACTGTCCCTCGTCGGACTGAATCATCGTCAGATCGTAACCCGCCGTGATCCAAAGCTACTAAGCAAAGGAGAGATCAAATCGCTATTGACTCCTCGCTCCTGAGACTTCTCAGGACGAGGGAGAACTACGAACGCCTCATCAACTTCGTGCCGCTCGACTCTTTGGAGGTGGCGACACGGACGCTGTTGAAGGACTACGGTAAGTTTCTCAAGGCCAATCCTGAGACGCAGGCCATCGAGCCCTCCGCGTTCCTGTCATTCTTCCTCGTATCACACCCATCCCTCAAGCCCGAGGCTCAGGCGGTCTTCGCAGCCGCAATCAAGGACTCGGCCAATCCACCACCACCCGGCACCGAAGACGGCATTCGTGATCGGCTCGTATCGCTGGCGACAGCGAGCAAGCTGCAAGCGCTGCTCGAAGGGTACAACGACGGCGAGGCAGACCTCACGATGGGGCTGCGTCAGCTCGCCGAGCAGCATGAGAACTGGACGCATCGCCAGCGTAAGCACCCCAAGGTCAAGGACCGCATCGAGGACATGCTCGCGCTGGAGGAGAACGACACCGGGTTCCACTTCCGGCTGAACGTTCTGAACGAGGTGCTCAAGCCTCTGTGGGAAGGCGACTTCATCATCGTCGCCGCGCGCGTTGACAGCGGCAAGTCCACGTTCTTCGCCAGCGAACTGACGTACATGGCGGAGCAGATTCCGAAGTTGTACGGCGAGCGCGAGCGGCCGATCATCGTGTTCAACAACGAGGGTCCGGGCCGCAAGCTCAGGCACCGCATGTTCAACGCCGCGCTCGGCGTGGACAACGGCGGGCTCGTTGCCAAGTCGAAGGCGGGAACCGTCTACGAGGAGTACGTCTCCGCGACCGGCGACCGCATCATGATCTTCGACGTGCACGACTACACGATGGGCCAGCTCGAAGACATCGTGAAGGAGCTGGACCCGTGCATCGTCGTCATCGACATGCTCGACAACGTGCAAGCCGACGTGAGCGTTGCTGCTAACGGCGGCACGCGTACCGATCAGCTCCTCGAATGGCTGTACCAGCGCGCTCGGATATGGGCCGTGAAGTACCAGTGCGCGGTCATCGCTACGTCGCAGCTCAGCGGCGATGCGGACGGCGAGCTGTTTCCGAAGCTCTCCATGCTGGCGAACAGCAAGACTGGTAAGGCGGGTGCGGCGGATGCCGTCATCATGCTCGGCCGCAGCAGCAACGTGGACTTGCAGAACACCCGATTCATAAGCACACCAAAGAACAAGAAGCGACGCGACGGGGCAGCTCAAGACCCACGCCGCGAAGTCTCGTTCAAGGGTTCGATAGCGAGGTTCGAGGATTGAATCTGGTTAAGGTATGGGACTTGGAAACCTCCACGAAGGAGGAGTACAAGCGGGTTGCAAACGCTTTCAGCCCCGACAACTACATCGTGGCGAACGCGCATCGAGCGTTCAAACTGGTCGGCTCAAAAATGGAGAAGCGAGACGCGGGCGTATTCGCGGCTTACTACCCTGACGCGGCCGGAGTCGATGCTGACCGTGAGGCGCGCATCGCGGCGTGCAAGCGGATGCAGGGCGATGACTGGTTCATCAAACTGCTCGAAGGCACGAAGATTCTCGTCGGGCACAACATCAAGTTCGACATCTTGTACGCCCTCGGCAATCCGAACAGCAATCGCGAGGCGAACCGCAAGGCGTGGATGAAGTGGGTTGCCGAAGGTGGCCTCGTGTGGGACACCCAGCTCGGCGAGTATCTGTTGAAGGGGCAGGCGCAGGAAGCGCACATGCTCGACCTCGGCGCCACGGCAATCGAGCATGGAGGTAACGCCAAGCTGGACGAGGTGAAGCTGATGTGGGAGCAGGGCGTCGATACCATCGACATCCCGCGCGACAAGCTGATGGACTACCTCGTCGGGTTCGAGACGAACGGCGAATGGGAGCACGGCGACATCGGCAACACCGAGCTGATCTTCCGAAGCCAGTACCTCATCGCGAACAAGCGAGGGCAGCTCCGCTCGATCTTCATGAACATGGGCGCGCTCATCTACACCATCGAGTGTGAGCTGAACGGAATGTTCGTGAACCAGACCCTCGCGAAGGAGCTGGCGAAGGAGGTCGAGGAGGAGCTGGCTGCGAAGCTGGTCGAGGTGAACAGCTACATCCCGGCGGACCTACCGTTCGAGTTCAACTGGAACAGCCGTTTCCACAAGTCGGCGCTTATCTTCGGCGGCAATGTCAAGTACAAGGCACCCGCCCCGGTGCTGGACGACGAGGGGAACCTCCAGTACTACCAGAAGAAGGAAACGCATTACCTCCTCGTGGATGGCACCACGACGGAGTGCATGGCGTACGAGGAGGCAGTGAGCGGCGGTGCTCCGGTCGCGGAGACGGTGAAGTTCGCTGGCGGGAAGAACAAGGGCGAACCGAAGACGAAGCAGGTCACGGTGCCTGACAAGGAGCGCGGACCGAAGACGCGCATCGAAGACCACTACTTCACGTTCGAGGGCTACACCAAGGGCGACAAGAAGTGGGAGAGCAGCGAGCCGGGCGTGTACAGCACTGCAGGCGACGTGATCGAGGCGCTCGGCAATCGCGGCATCCCGTTCCTCGACGCGATGGCCCGTGTACAGGCGCTGACGAAAGACCTCGGCACGTACTTCATCCGCTACGACGAAAAGAAGAAGTGTCACGTCGGCATGCTGACGCTGGTGCAGCTCGACAGCATCGTGCATCACATGCTGAACCATACCAACACGGTGACGGGGCGGCTATCGTCGAGCAACCCGAACCTCCAGAACCTGAGCAAGGGGCAGAAGTCCCGCGTGAAGGAGGTGTTCGAGTCGCGATGGGGTGAGGATGGCGTCATCATCCAGTCCGACTTCAGCTCGCTGGAGGTGTATGTCCAAGCAATTCTGACGAAGGCCGAGAAGCTGATCGAGGACTTGAAGTCCGGCAAGGACATGCACTGCGTCCGCCTCGCCGCGAAAGAAGGCAAGACGTACGAGGAAGTCTTCGAGCTGTGCAAGATCATCGCCGACCCTGAGTGGGACTACAAGCGGACTGGTGCGAAGGTGTTCTCGTTCCAGCGTGCGTATGGTGCAGGCAACAAGACCATCGCGGAGTCCACGGGTATGCCGCTGGAGGAAGTCGAGGCGTTGGCGCAGGCCGAGGACGAGCGCTATCACGAAGTCCCCGCGTACTTCGAGAAGAAGACCGAGGAGATCAAGGCGAGCCGCGAGCCCGCTGGTATCTGGCTGAAGCATCCGGCGAACGGTGCGGACGTGCAGCTCGGCGTCGGGCATAGCCGGACACCGGGCGGCAAGCTCTACACGTACAAGGAGACTCTGGCCCCGGACTTCCTCGTGAAGCGCGGCATCCTCCGCAACTTCATGCCGACCGAGATCAAGAATTACGAAGTGCAGGGCGAGGGCGGGGAGATCGCCAAGGCTGGCATGTGGCTCACGGTGCGTGCGTTCTACACGTACGAGAACTTCAAGATGCTGGCGCTGCTAGTCAATCAGGTGCACGACGCTGAGTACGCCGACGCCCACAAGAAGGTGGCGGCGAAGGCCGCAGCGCTGCTCCATGCCTGCATGTCCGAAGCGAGCAACTTCTTCTCGTGGTTCCTGCAATGGCCGATCCCGCTGCCTGTCCCGACCGACACGGTGTGGGGTCCGAACATGGGGACCGAGAACAAGATCGACGACGCCGAGTTCGAGGCGATGGTCGACAAGGCGCGCCCGTGGCTTCGCAAGCAGTTCATGAACGGCTACGTGCCGACTTTTACCCACTAAATTAAGGAGAGCTGATACACATGACTTTCGATTACGCAGCAGCCATCGCAGCAGCAGCCGAGACTTCCACCGACATGAACGTTGCCTCGGCAGGCGGCGGCGACTATGCCCCACCGGCTGAGGGCAAGGCTGGCCTGCGCTTCGTGGCCTACATCGAGATCGGCAAGCAGGAAGGCACGTATCAGGGCAAGCCGAAGGTGAGCGACAAGGTGGTCCTCGTGTTCGAGCTGCACGGCCCGAAATGGCCGCTGAACGACAACGGCGAGCCGCAGCGTATCACCGTCGAAGTGAACAAGTCGCAGAACGAGAAGGCCGGGTTCTACAAGATGTTCAAGACCATGAACTACGAGGGCAAGGCGCGCATCTTCGCGCAGCTCCTCGGAGGCGACTTCCAAGGCAAGATCATCCACCGCAAGTACAAGAACAAGCGTGGCAAGGAGGTGACGGTCGCCGAGCTGTACGACAAGGTGAATCAGGTCTACACCATCGAACCGCCGTTCATCGAGGACGAGGAGGGCAACACGAAGCGCCGCAACGTGCCGCCCGCTATCACGCCGATCAAGGTGTTCCTGTGGGATAACCCGAGCAAAGGCATGTGGGACTCGATCTACATCGACGGCGAATACCCGGAGCGCAAGGACGAGAAGACCGGCGAGGTGACTGCACCGGCCCGCTCGAAGAACAAGTTCCAGCTCGCTATCAAGTCCGCAAAGAACTTCAAGGGCTCGGCTATCGAGGCGCTGCTCGACGGCGTGGACGACGAGGCGTTGAACAGCGTGGGAAAGACGCCGGAACAGGCCGTTGCCGAAAAGAAGGCCAAGGGCGCAGCAGCAAAGGCAAGCTCGTCTGCCGCTGCCGACGAGGCGCAGCAAGTGAGTTCGACGGCAAGTGCTCCGCCTGCCGAACCGGCGACGAGTGGCGAGTCTTCGAGCGCCGCTTCCAAACTGCCCGACCAGAATTCGGACCCGGCAGATGAGGACGAACTCGCGGACGAAGACCTGCCGTTCTGATGTCATTCGCGGCTGAGATCGAAGCAGCCGCAGCCAAGGTCGAAGTAGAGGCGATGTCCGACTCGGCGCAAGAGGTTGTGCCGGGCCGGACGCTTCACCTCGACGGCGACTACGCCGCGTACTTCTGCGCCGGTGGCAGCGAGACGCAGGCGGCGACGGCACGCTTCATCACCGATCAGCGCATCGAGACAGCGACCCGCATGGCGGGCGCTACCCGGTGCGTCATCCACCTGACGCATGCAGCGTCGGACAAGGGCAAGCGGTTCCACGCGGCGACCGTGAAGCCGTACCAAGGACAGCGCCAAGGGCATAAGCCCGTGAACTGGCGTTTCGTCCGCGAGTATCTAGAACTGGCACCGTACAAGCCGTGGGACAGGCGACTGTGGCGCGACCGCGAAGCGGACGACGGCATGGGTCTCGCCTCGAACTGCATGAATCCGGTGCGCGATGTGGTGATCCACACCCGCGACAAGGACATGCGGATGCTTCCCGGCACGCACCTGACGTGGACCGACTACTTGCTCGTGCATGTGCCGCTCGGCGCGTACGAAGTGATCGGCGCGGACGGTCTGGTGTACGGGACGAAGTGGTTCTGGCTCCAGATGCTCCAAGGCGATAGCGCCGACCACATCCCCGGACTGGAGAAACATGAAGGTAAGAACTGTGGCGAGGTTACGGCAGCGGAGCTGCTGGCTGGCACGCGAAGCGATGCTGACGCGTTTGAGATCGTTGCTGGTGCGTATCGCTCGCACTACGGCGAAGGATGGGACGATCGACTCTGCGAGCAAGCTGCGCTTCTCTGGATCAGACGTGCGGCTGATGCACCGATACACGAGTTCCTCGCCGTCTGTCCGTCGCGCAGTGGTCTACTGCCTGCTGTACGGCGACTTGCCGAACGCGTTCAAATGAAGGAGGTATTCGCCCATGAGGCGACTCAGCAAGACTGAGCTGACCGGCTACCGCAAGCGGTGGCAACGAGAGAAGCCGCACTGCCCGCTGTGCGAGCGGCGGATGGACGACGACACCGTGGTTGACCACGATCACCGCACCGGCGAGTGCCGAGCCGTGGTGTGCCGCTGGTGCAACGCGGTGCTCGGCAAGATCGAGAACTGGACGTACCGCATCGGGCAGGGCGTGGACCCGGTGATGTTCCTCGGAAACGTCTATGCGTACCTGCACCCCGGCATGGGGCCGCGCAAGGGCGTGATCTACCCATCCCACAAGACCGAGGACGAGAAGCGCCTCGCACGTAACAAGAAGGCACGCGTCGCTCGCGCCAAAGCCAAGCTCGCCAAGGAGGATTAATGCAGGTTTCCCGCAAGGACTTCAGTGACCAAGAAATTCAGGATGCCTATGCAGAAGCAGAGGGGCGCATGGCTAAGGCCGCATCACTGCTCACCGAGCTGGGCCGAGGTGCGGTCAGCCCTCAGCTCGCACGGTATTGGATCAGCAAGCTCGATTCGACCGAGCTGCCGCAGGCGCAGGATCGGGTCAAGGAGTTGGCTTCTCTCCGCAACACCCGCACGGAGAACAATCGGCTGCGTCGTGCATTGGATGAGGCGCTGGGCCGCATCGGTACTCAGGAAGCTCTCCTTGACGGCATCGCGGATGCGGTTCGCACGCTGAGCACGAAGCGCATCCCACCTGTGAAGGCGAAGCGTGTGCCCCGTGGGGCGACGCCCCTGACGGTCGAGATTCTGCTCAGCGACTTGCAGATCGGCAAGCTCAGCGGGACCTACAACACGGACATCGCCTTCAACCGACTGCGCGCGCTCGGCGAGGCGCTGCTGTTCCAGATCAAGCAGAAGATCGACGCGGGGTACAACGTCGAGCGGATCATCCTCGCCATCATCGGCGACATCATCGAGTCGGACAAGAAGCACGACAACAGCGCACGAGCTACCGACACCGGCACGGCGCAACAGATTCACGATGCGACGGTCGGCATCTTCGAGTTCATCCTCAAGCCGCTTGCGCAGCTTGGCATCCAGCTCGACGTGCCGTGCGTTACCGGCAATCACGATTGGGACGGGCACGGCATCACACAGTTCCGCCCGGGCCGCGAGCAACTGAGCTACCCGCTGTACAAGGCGCTGGAGCTGCTCTGTCGCACGGCGCGCATGAGCCATGTGACCTTCGACATTCCGGACGGCGTGTTCACCACGGCGCACATCTACGGGCAGACGGTGCTGTACGAGCACGGCGTCGGCGTGAGCGTCACCGAGCAGGCGATGAAGGCGCACAAGATCAAGCGCAGCGAGCAGCTCGGCAAGTACATCACGTTCTTCCGCATGGGCGACAAGCACAACGTCTGCTCGTTCAACTCCGGGCAGTACGTCGTGAACGGTGCGTTCTTCGGCAGCGACAACGAGGGCGTCGAGTACAGCTCCATCGCAGGCTTCTCGTCGGTGCCCGCGCAGTGGATGGGGTTCCACACGCCTCGCGACGACTCGCGCTTCACGCTGTACGACAGCTTCGTCATTCAACTGGCCCACGTCAACTGATGAACAAGGTCGGGGCGCTGCAACACCTATCGAGCGAAGGCGGCGAGCTGGCGCAGGCCGCGATCAAGCTCATTCAAGGGAAGGGCAGCAGGCGGCTGCTCGAACAGGAACTCGGCGACGTGTTTGCGTTGGCCGAGCTGCTTATGGAGCACAACGTCATTCGCAGCGAGAAGGTCCACGACCGCAAGCTGGTCAAGCTCAAAAGTTACGGGAGGATGTATGGCTAAGGTAATCGGCATCATGGGGCTGGCTGGCGCTGGCAAGGACACGGTTGCACAGATGATCCAGCGCGGCATGGTCAGCGTTGGACTCCCGCATGTCGCAATCGGCGGCTTCGCGGACTACCTGCGAGACATCGCAGATCACGTCGGACTGAATCCGTTCCGCCGCGAGACGAAGGAAACGCCGCATGTCGTCGGCCGCGACGAGTTCGAGAACCGACTGTTCGATGCCATCGAGCACAAGTTCTGTCGTCTGCTGCCGATGAATGATCGGGCCGAGCTGTTCGCGTTTACCTACGACGACTGCGAGAAGTTCCTCACGGACAAAAAGTCCACGTTTCCGTACTACCAGATCAGCCCGCGCCAGTTCATGCAGACCATCGGAAACGCCGGCCGCAAGGTTCGCGACGACTTCTGGATCGAACTGGCCCGCGCTAAGTGGGACGCGCTGCCCGGCATCGTTCTTGTTACGGACTGCCGCTTCGAGAACGAGGCGGCCGTCGCCGACAAGATCATCCTCGTCCGCCGTCCGGATGTTCCTCCCGTCGCGGAGCACATCAGCGAGCAGCTCGCCGCTGCCCTCACCGAAGGCTCGGTCACGATCCCCGGCATGGAACTCATCGACAACGACGGTTCGCTCGCCGACCTCGAAGACGAAGTGGCGACAATGGCGTGCTCGTACGCCCGTCTTTTTGCAATCAATCATTAAGGATACCTAAAAGATGGCACGCTACCTCGTTCACAAAGCAGTCGAATTCTCCTCGCTCTCGGCAGCACGCAAGAAGGCAATCGGCGCGGCGTCGATCAGCGACCTCGCTGACAAGTACGACCTCCAGTACAAGTACGACGGCTGCAACGTTATCGTGAAGCTGCTGAACTTGCAGCACTTCGAGATCATCAGCCGGACGGGCGAGAAGGTCCGCAGCATGGATCACGTCGGGCGTCGTTTGCTGAACCTGTTCCGTCCGGTGCTTGCGCGAGGCGTGCCGCTTGCCGTGCTCGGCGAGGCGTGGGCGCGGGGCTACCCGCAGAAGCGCATCTCGGGCTGGTTCCGCCGCCACGAGAACGCGCCGCATCTTCAGATGGCAGCGTTCGATCTTCTCCTGCTCGAATCCTTCGAGGCGGGCGCATCCGGCATCCCGTTCAGCGAGCGCTACGCACGATTGGCGGAATACACCCGGGGCTTCAACGAGAGCGACACGGTGTTCCTGTGTCCGCTGCTCAACCCCGGCACGTATGGCGACCCGATGGACTTCGCGGATCAGCTCTGCTCGTACGGAGACAAACGCGCGTTCGACGGCGCTATCCTGCGCGACCCGAATGCGGGCTGGAAGGCTGGCTCGGGCAGCGACGGCTCGATCATCAAGGCGAAGCCGCGCGAGACGTTCGACCTCCGCATCATCGGCGTAGAAGAAGGCGAGGGCAAGTACGCAGGCACGACTGGCAAGCTGGTGCTCCAGTTCGCGGACGGTACGGTGGTGAAGGCCGCTGGAGGCACGGATGCTGAGCGTGCGCAGTGGTGGGCGGACCGTGACGTGCGGCACATCAACGGCATCATCGGCAAGATCGGCGAGGTCGCCTGTCTCGAACGTCTGCCGAGCGGCGAGCTGCGCGAGCCTGTGTTCAAGGGCGTTCGTTTCGACAAGGTGGACGTCGACTAATTGACTCAGCCGCGTACGCAGGTTGAGTTGGAGCGCGAGACCCGGGAAGCTGGAACGGCTCGCGCTGTGGCAATGATGGACAAGCGGGAGAAGGAAGGCCACGCAGATACCAACCCGTACGCGGCTGCCGTGTACCGGCGTTGGCTTCTCCCGCTGGCTGACGTGATCGAGGCCGAGGTGCAGAGCACCGGCAAGGCGGGACGGCGTGCAGCGCACGTCGCTCTCCTCAAGCCGCTGGACCCGCGCGCCGTGGCGCACATTGCAGTGCGCTCGGTGCTGGTGGACCTCCTCAAAAGTGGAGCTGGCGACGTGCGGAGGACGGCGCGCATGGTAGGCCGGGACATCTACGGCGAGCTGGTGCTGTCCACGTTCGAGCATGTACAGCCCGAGGTGTTCTGGACGCTGATGCACAACCTCGACGCGAGGAAGTCCAAGGCAGCGATGCACCGCGTCAACGTGGTGCGCAACGCGGCGAACAGTCACGAGGTTGAGCTGCCGCAGTGGCTCCCGAGCGACCGCGAGCAGGTAGCGCTCTGGCTGATCGAGCAGCTCCGCCTGCTCGGCATGGTGGAGGTGCATAAGAGCACGCACAAGGGCATGGGCCGGGGCGTAGTGACCGAGATGGACATGCACCTGTCCGACGCCGCGCAAGCCGTTGTGGGGGCCATCCGCGAGGCTGTGGCGTACACGATGCCCTACGCCCTCCCGTTCATCGAGCAGCCAAAGGATTGGACTGGCACGTTCGAGGGCGGCTACCACACCGAGCAGATGCGGCGGATCGTTCCGAGCTACGTGAACTTCGGCAAGACATCCCTGACCGTGCAGCAGCTCAGCGAGCTGGACATGCCGACCGTGCGGGAAGCAGTCAACCATCTCCAGTCCGTGAAGTGGCGCGTGAACAAGCGCGTGCTCGGCGCGGTAAAGGAGTGCGCTCGGCATGGCATCGACATGGACGAGATTATTTCGCAGGCTGAGCTGCCGAAGCCGATGAAGCCCGAGTGGCTAACGGACGACATGAAGAAGGGTGACATGGACGGCGACGAGCTGGCCGAGTTCTCCGCATGGAAGCGCCGCGTCGCTGACTGGCACACCGAGCGCAAGCTGCGTGGTACGCGCTGGGGCCGCTTCTACATGTCCACGCGCATGGCCGACAAGTTCAAGGATTACCCAGAGCTGTATTTCCTCTATCAAGCGGACTTCCGGGGCCGCCTCTACGCTCTCACGACGGGCATCTCTCCGCAGGGTAGCGACATGCAGAAGTCGCTGCTCGAATTCGCAGAAGGCAAGCGGCTGGATACTCCTGACGCCGTGCGCTGGTTCAAGATCGCAGGGGCAAATCGATTCGGAGAGGACAAGATTCCCTTCGAAGATCGCATCGCATGGGTACACAAGAATGAGCAATACATCCTCCAGTTCGCAGCCGATCCAGTCAGCAACGCCGGGTGGCGTGAAGCGGATTCGCCCCTTCAATTTCTGGCGTGGTGCTTCGAGTTCGCTGACTGGCGAGCAGCGCCAGCTACTTTCGAATCTCGGGTCGCGGTGGGGCTCGACGGTTCGTGCAATGGCCTACAGCACTTCTCGGCAATGCTGCGAGATTCTGTTGGCGGACGGGCGGTTAATCTCGTACCGAGTGACCGACCAAACGACATCTACCAGCGCGTAGCCGATGTCGTAGCGCTCAAACTGTCCGACCCAAATCTGCCGTTGCGGCACGAGCGCGATTCTGTTTTCAAGGAGAAGTGGCGGGCCCACGGCATGAACCGCTCGATTGTGAAGCGCTCTGTCATGACGCTTCCGTACGGCTCCACTCGGTTCTCCTGCGCGGAGTTCATTCACGAGGACTATCTCAAGAAGGGTGAGGCGACGGAGTTCGAAACCTCGGAGTACCGCTACGCAGCCGAGTTCCTGTCCCATCTCGTATGGGATGCCATTGGGGAAGTCGTCATTGCGGCGGCTCAGGCTATGACCTGGCTACAACGTGCTGCGGGGCTGCTCATCAAGCGCGGCGGGCAACAGATCGACTGGACCGCACCCTCGGGCTTCAAGGTGCAGCAGGCATACAACGAGATCGACATCATTCGGGTCAACACCCGGCTGCTCGGACATACAGTCATCAAGGTGTTCAGCGGCATGAAGGACGAACCCAGCACCCGCAAGCACAAGAACGGCATCGCGCCAAACTTCGTGCATAGCATGGATGCTGCTCATTTGACGCTGACAATTCAGGAATGCAAACGGATTGGCGTCAATTCTCTGGCGATGATTCACGACGATTACGGAACTCACGCGGCGGACACCGAGAAGCTCTACCGCGCGATCCGAACGACTTTTGTGGAGATGTATGAAAAGAATGATCCGCTCGCTGACTTCCGCGATCAGTTCGAAGACCTCCCGGCTTTGCCGAGCCGGGGTGATCTTGGTCTGTCTCAAGTTCTCGAAAGCCAATTCTTCTTCGCATGACGATTCATTGTCTTTGTTGGAACACGAAATGCCAGATTCAATTTCGAAGCACAACAAAGACGCACAACAGGAGCCCGTATTGAATCAAGTGGTAGTCCGCCTCGACGCGGAGATGCTGCGACGGCTGGAGGAGCAACTCCCGAAACCGCTGGTGAACTCGACGACGACGGACCTGATGGCCGGGTACGCACTCGGCGTGCAGGCTGTCCTGCAGAAACTTCGGGAGGGCTATGTCGTTAGCCGGAGCTAAGTGGAACTCGCAGTTCAACGGCGAAGACCGAGCTGCGATAAAAGCAGCGTTGTACCGGCAGTACGGCACCATGCAAGCGCCGGACTCGAAAGCGTGGTTCGGGACTGTCGATCCCGAGCACGTCTATCAGGTCATCTGCGGAGACAGCAGCCCGTTCGAATCCATCCTCCTGAACGGATACCTGCTCTGCATGGTGTTGGACACGCCGTGGTGGTCGCCGAATAAGAAGCTGTTGCACGAACAGATGGTGCTCAAAATCGACCCGAGAGCCTGGAACTTCAGATCCGTGCTACGTGCGCTTGTCGAACTCGGCAAGTCGGTAGGGGCAACGGGAGTTACCAGTGGCACGGCGCTCCATACGAACGACCGTAGGCTGGCTCGCGTCTACGAGCGGTTCGGATTCAGAACCGCAGCACACTCACTGTATTTGGAGCTTTGAATGGGTAACTTGAAAAGCAATATTTTCGGAGGCACTCCGAGCGACGCCACGGCGCGCGCCACGCCAGCGCCGCGCCCGACCACCGCGTACGACATGATGTACAACGCCGTGCTTGGAAGTCAGGCGAAGGGGTGGGCGTCGTATCTAGGCGAGGACTTGCCGAAGGGTGAGACGGACAGCGGCTACATGTCGATGGCGCAGATTGGCGCACTCAAGACTCGCTACGAGGCGAAGTACAGGGCCGACCAAGAGGCCGCAGCGGCGAAGGCGCGGCAGGACGCGCTCGACAACGACCCCGCAGTGAAGTCGGCACGAGAGGCTGCGGCTCAAGCGCAGGCGAACGCAACGGCTCAGGCCGCAGCGGCCAAGCAAGCGGGTATTGACGCAGCGGATGCCTCTGTGAACGCCGCGAATACTGCCGCGAACGGCGTCGCCCAGCGCGCTGCATTGGCGGACCAAACCTCAGCACAGGCAACTGACGCGACAGCCTCGGTGGACACGAACGCGAACTCACAGGGCGTGGGCTCGAATGATCCTCGCCGCCGATACATTGGTGCGGCGATGTCCGCATCGAACGCAGCCGTGTCTCGTGGTGGTGCTGGTATCTCAATCTCGTAAGGAGGACTCATGGGAGGAGTTGTTAAGAGCGTCGTCGGCGCAATTTTCGGGCAGGCGTCGCGCGATACCGCCGACATGAGCGGCGTAGCCGAACAGACGCGAGCCATTCAGGAGGCGGCTGAGCGACAAGCGCAGGCGACCCTTGCTGCGGCGCAGTCGCAGAAGCAGGCAGCGGACGCGGCGGCGGCTGCGCAGGCCCAGCAGGCTCAACGATCTGCGCAGGCGGCAGCGCAGTCGCAGATGCAGTCGATCAACCAGCAGCAGCTCAACTCGAAGGCCGCTGCGGATGCGCAGGAAGCGGCAGCTAAGACCGCCGCCGAGAACACGGTGAAGGTTGACACGACGGCGAACTCTGAGAACGAGCCGGACAACGCGGCGCTGCGCCGACGGTACTTCCAGCAAGCTCAGGCATCGCAGGCGACGAAGGGTGGCTCCGGGATCACGCTTAGCTGATGCAGTTCACGGCTGAGCAGGCGTGGGAGTCCCTCGCGGGGCTCCGACGCCCACTCTTGACGCGGTGTGAGAAATACAGCGCGTTCACCCTGCCGACGATCATCACGCCGCAGGGCTACAACGAGGAGCTTGAGGAGCTTCAGACGGACTTCCAATCGGTCGGCGCGCAGGGTGTGAACAACCTCGCGAATAAGCTGATGCTGGCGCTGTTCGCGCCGAGCCGACCTTTCTTCCGATATCAGGTAGCGGCCGCCCTGATGGAACAGCTCAAGCGAACGCTCAATGTGCAGGAGCAGGACTTGCAGGAGATGCTGGCCGAGGGCGAGCGGAACTGCATCCGCACGCTCGACGCGATGGGCGTACGTCCGAAGCTGTACGAAGCAATGAAGCACCTCATCATCACGGGGAATTGCCTGCTCATCCTCGGCGACGATCCCAAGGACACTCCGATGCGCGTGTTGTCGCTGAAGCGGTACGCCGTGAAGCGCAGCATGAGTGGCAAGCTCCTCCAGCTCATCATCCACGAGACGGTGCGATTCGACGAGTTGGACGACGAGGTGCAGAAGATCGCGGCGCAGTCGAGCAGTCGGTACGCAAACGTGGACCCGAACGACCCGCACTCGTGTCCGGAGGTGAAGTACTTCACATGGGTGCGATGGGACGGCACGGCGAACTACATCGTCACCCATCACGTCGATGACGTGGAACTGCCTGCTGCGTTCAGTGGCAAGTACACGGACCAAGACCTCCCGTACATCCCGCTGACGTGGGAACTGCACGACGACAACGACTATGGCACCGGGCTGGTGGAGCAGATGGCGGGCGACCTTGCGGCGCTGTCGGCATTGTCGGAAGCCGAGGTGAAAGGCGCGATTCTCGCATCGGAGTTCCGCTGGTTGGTGAACCCGGCGGGTCAGACCAAGCCCGAGGACATCGAAGACAGCGATAACGGCGCAGCACTACCCGGCACGAAGGACGATGTCGTCCCGCTGAACAGTGGAACGGGGCAGGCGATGCAATACATCGACACGGTTGCCACGAAGTACGTGAACCGCATCGGGCGGAATTTCCTCCTCAGCTCCTCCATTGTCCGCGACGCGGAGCGCGTGACAGCCGAGGAGATTCGCATGCAGGCGAACGAGTTGGAGACGAGCCTCGGCGGCGTCTACTCGCGCCTCGCCGTGGACTTCCAGAAACCGATGGCGTACTGGCTCACGAAGCGCGCAGGCGTTCAGCTTGCAGGCAAGGACATCGAGCCGATGGTCATCACGGGGCTGGACGCCCTGAGCCGCAACGGCGACCTCGACAACCTCAAGCTCGCGCTGCAAGACCTCGCAGCCGTATCCGGCATGCCTCCGCAGGCGCTTGCGGTGCTGAACCTGACAGCCATCGCCAAGGCCATCTTCATGGGCCGGGGCGTGACGATGGCCGACTACGTGAAGTCGCAGGAGCAGCAAGCAGCGGACCTCCAGAACGCAAACGCAGCGGCGCTGGCGCAGCAAGTCGCGCGCCCCGTCGCGCAAGCCGTCATGAGCGGCCAACCCAACCAACAAGGATAAGGACAGATGATTCGATTCGGTAAGCGCATGGTTCTCATGGACGAGGCAGTCGGTGACGGCTCGGCGGTATCGGGGGGCGGTGCGGGCGGCTTCGACATGAACGCGGACCAAGGCCCGGCAGCAGGCCAACCGGTACAGATCAGCCTCGGTGCCACCTCGACGCAGCACTCGCACGACGAGCAGAAGTCGCTCGAACTCGGCACGCAGCTCGTAAACGAGGGCAACGGCTGGGTGGACCCGAGCAAGGGTGTCGTCTCGTACGAGAAGACTGGCGACGCCGCCCTCGACATGGCGCTCGACTTCATCGGCAAGGCGGGCTACAGCCACTCGCATCCGGCCGTGCAGGCGGCGCTCTCGGGCAACTTCGACCTTCTCAGCGCGGAACTGGCGGCGAAGGGAATCACTGGCTGGGAGCAACACCTAGCCCTCGGCAAGAGCGCCTACGAAAAGCACTCGCAGGCGGAAGCAGCGAAGACGGAGGAGATCAAGCAGCTCTGCATCGGCGCTGCGGGCGACGAGAAGACGTGGGCCGACACGCTCGCGTGGGCTTCGCAGAACGCAGATGCTCACGAGAAGGAGCCCATCAACGCGGCGCTGGCGCAGGGCGGCATTGTCGCCGAGGCGGTAGCGCAGTTTCTCGTGGGGGCGTACCGCAACGCCAGTGGCGTGACCATCGCCCCGCAAAAGTCCGCAGTGAATCCGAACGCGGCTTCGGCCCGCGCTGGCGCACAAGGCGGAGGCCCGTTGTCACCGGCGCAGTACGCGGCTGAGGTTGCGAAGTTGCGGCAGGGAGGCCGGCAGGTTGAAGGCACTCGCGAGTACGCAGCACTCCAACAGCGTCGCTCGATGTATCGCGGCTAACCACTAGCAACACCCTCTAAGAGGCCCGCCAGCGCTTGCTGGACGGGCCTTTCTCATTTCTGCGGGTGATTTCATGTCCCAACAAAGACACAACTCTACAACCTAGGAGAACTATGGGCCTTTCCATCGTCAACGTCTCGCGTCCGGGCGCGCAGCTCCAGACCGGCAACAACAACCAAATCGGTGCGGCACCGGCAGCGACGAACCCGCTCGCGCTCCACATCGAGGAGTACGGCGGCGTCGTCGAACACACCATTGCCCGCCGCTCCATCGTTCGCAACTTCGTCCCGATCCGCAACGTGAAGGGCACGTCAACGGTATCGAACTACCAAGTCGGCAAGTCCACGCTGGCGAAGGTCACGCCGGGTACGGAACCGGACGCAACCGTGAACGGTACGCAGAAGGTCAAGCTGACCATCGACACGCTGGTGAATGCCCGTGCCGTCGTGCCGCTGCTGGACGACTTTCAGTCGAGCTACGACGCGCGCGCCGCAATCGGCATGGAGCACGGTATCGAGATCGCGAAGTTCTTCGACCAGTCGTTCTTCATCCAAGCCGTCAAGGCTGCGGGCATCACCGACATGAGCCAGTACCCGGCAGGCTGGCAACCTGGTTCGTCGCAGACCTTTACGGCTGTCGGCGATGAGCTGGACCCGGTGAAGCTGGAGAGCAAGTTCCTCGACCTGTTTGCGCAGATGGCGGACAAGGACGTGGACCCGCACGACGACGGCCTCGTCATCGTGACGCGCCCGAAGTACTTCTACACGCTGCTGAAGAACGATCGCCTCGTGGACCGCGAAATGATTACGTCGGAGGGTACGACCATCAAGACGAAGGCGCTCTCGGTTGCAGGCGTGCCGATCTACTTCTCGAACAACCTGCCGAACACGAACGTCACCGGGCACTTCCTCTCGAACGCTGGCAACTCCAATGCGTACGACGGCGACTTCTCGAAGACGGTCGCTGCGGTGTTCAGCCCGCGCGCGCTGCTCGCTGGCGAGACGATCCCGCTGACGCCGGATGTCTTCTACGATCCGCGCACGAAGATGTGGTTCATCGACGCGCACCTGTCGTTCGGCGTGACTCCGAACAACCCGGCCTTCGCGGGCCTCCTCAAGTCGGCATAACCGACACCTCAGCCCCGGCTCTCACAAGGAGTCGGGGCTTTTTCGTTAGGAGCTACGATGCGACTTTCTCAACTTGATGTCGTCAACGCGTGTCTCGCAACGATGGGCGAGAGTCCCCTCGTAGCCATTGACGACGATCATCCGTACGTGCAGGCCGCTCTGACGGCGCTGCACAATTCAAACACCATTGTCCAGAGCGAGGGTTGGTGGTTCAACACGGACTACCAGAACATCACCGTCGATCCGGGTACGGGCTTCGCGTACGCGCCCGCAGATGCACTCTCCGTCGAAACTGCGCGGGCCGCTGTCATCGCACGCGGCACCCGGCTGTACGACCAGATGCGATCCGCGTACGACATGCGCCCGGTATTTGGCGCAGGGCCGATTCAGGCCGCAGTTATCCGCGAGGTTCCCTTCGAAGACATTCCGACGATGGCACAACAAGCCATCTCGGCTCGTGCTCGTCTGGATTTCCAAGCGTCGTTCGATGGCGACGACAACAAGTACAGCAAGATCGGCGGTGAATACACGTTGGCCCACCGGCTGCTCAAGGCTGAGCACACGCGACAGTCGCGGGTGAACTTCTTCGACTCGGTGTCGATGCAGGAGAAGCTCCGCCTCATGCGTCCGATGTCTCGCGGTATGCGTATCGGTCGGAGGGGCTGGTAATGGCCAAGGTTGTCGGCTCGTACGCCAGCGTCACGCGCGGCGTCAGCGAGCAGGTTCCGCAGGATCGGCATCCGGGCCAGATGTGGGAGCAGGTGAACATGGTTTCGGACCCGGTGGTGGGCTGCGCCCGCCGCCCCGGTTCGCTCCTCAAGGACTACAAGGTTCTCGCGGCGGGGCAGTCGCTGGATGGCCTCAAGGCGGACATCCGGATGTACCGAACATTCACGTTCTTCCACAATAGCAAGGAGTACGCGCTCCTGTACCGGAGTGACGCTGCGGCGAGTCCGGCTGCACTTCCGGCGTTCCTCTGCTACTGCAAGACGGACGCGCGCTTCCTGAACGTGGTACTCGCAGACCCTGATGGCATGGCCCCGTGGGTGACGGGCGGTGTCTCGGCGCTCTGCACTGTGGGTGACTACATCGCCATCGCGGCGAACAAGCTCGGCCCCGGCTACAGCCTCGACGACCGCTTCGCGGGTCACAACATGCACGGTGTCTCATGGGTGCGCGGCGGCGCATACAGCCGCACGTACACATTGAAGATCACGCGCAGGTCGGACGGTGCGCAGTTCACTGCCGCGTACACGACGATGGCATCAAGCTATCCGTACCTGCTGAACACCTCGGACATTCCATCGTCCGCGCCGGACTACCAGAAGCAGATTAACGACCGTGTGAACGACTACAACTCCAAGGTGAACCAGTGGATCGGCGACGCGCAGGCAAGCATCCAGCCGCAAAATATCGCGGAGAAGCTCCGTGCTTCGCTTCAATCGCAGGGCTTCACGAACTGTGATCGACGGGGTGGTACTGTCATCCTCGACAACATCAGCTTCATGTCGTGCGATGACGGTGGCGATGGAACCACGTTCCGCGCCGTGTTCAACACGCTCGACGACGTTGGCAAGCTGAGCAGCATCCACTGGAACAACAAGCCTATCCAGATCAAGTCGAACACGCTGGTCGATCCGTACTACATGGTCTTCAAGACGGACACCGGCGAGGGGTACGGGACGGGTAAGTGGGTGGAAGGTCCGGCGCAGGTAGTGCAACCGGGTCAGGTGTTTGCCATCGGCGGCATCACGAAGGACGGAAACGCGTTCGTCATCGGGTCGGGTCCGGCGCAACTCAACGCGTATTCGACGGACTTCCAAGTGCCGAAGTTCGCGGGCTCGGTGTGCGGAGACAAGGATCAGACGGGTGCCATCCCGTACTTCTTCGGCAAGCGCATTAGCCTGCTGGCGATGTTTCAGGACCGACTCGTGATCGTCTCGGATGGTACGGTGTTCATGTCGCGTACGGGCGACTACTTCAACTTCTTCCGGAAGACGATGCTGTCCGTGCATGACGACGATCCGATCCAAGCGTACGCGCTCGGCGCAGCGGACGATGTGATTACGCGATGCGTGACGTACAACAAGAACCTGTTCCTGTTCGGCGTGCGCAACCAGTACACGATCCCCGGAAACTCGGCAGCATCGCCTGCGACTATCACGATCTCACCGGTAGCGTCCGAGCGTGATGCGATCCTATGTCAGCCGGTGGTGCACGGGAACATCGTCTTCTACGGCTCGCAGGTTGCGTCGAACGGTGATGTGCCGTACAGCGGCATCATCAACCAGTTCCAGCTCGGGCTGTTTCAGGACATCCCTGAGACGTTCCAGATCAGCAAGCAGCTCTCACGCTACATCAAGGGCCGTCCGACTGAGATGGCTACGGTGAGCGCACCGCCTGCGCTGCTGGTGCGGGCGGACGGCTACGACAACGGGTTCTACGTGTACACATATCTCGATGCTCCGGGTACGCAGCAGCGCGAGTTCGACTCGTGGAGCCGCTGGGAGTTCAGCGATGCGCTCGGTGTAGTGGCGGGCGTCAGCTCGTACCAGCAGAAGCTGCTGTCGTTCTCCATCGCGCTCGACGCGAAGGCGGGGCGGGCGGCAAACATCATCGTCATGTGCAGCGAGTTCAGCTTGGACACGGCCGACCGGACCCGCCCGTACCTTGACGCCATGCGCCCGATGGATCAGGCAGGTCCGATTCTCACCAAGCTGAACACGTCAGGCATGTGGGACGACGCGTACGCCTCCGTTGGGGCGGCACATCCCGAGTTTCTGCTGAACGGCAGGCTGACTAGCTGGACGAGTTTCGCAGCGCAGTACCCGGCTATTCCGCCTGCGGACTATTGGGGCGGGTTCGACTACCCGAGCTACGTTGTTCCGACACCGCCGTACGTGCGGGACTCGAACGACAAGGCCATCGTGAACGGGCGGCTCGTCATCAACAAGTACACCGTCAGCTTTACGGACAGCTCCGGGTGCGTGGTGGACATGATCGATAAGGCTGGGAACGAGCGGCACATCGTTAGCTACGCGGGGCGGCAGGTCGGACATTCGAACAACCTCGTTGGTCGTGTGCCGGTAAGCACAACGAACTTCCCGGTCCCGGTTGGGCGCTCGAACATCGAGCACAAGGTCAAGTTCATGGCAAAAGTTGGCTTACCCATGACCATCTCAGCGATTGAGTGGGTGGGTCAGTTCTTCACTTCAGGCAGGAGAGTCTAATGTGTTCCTTCCTTAACATGATCGTGGGTGCAGGCGTCGGCATGATGCAGGCCCGCATCCAGAACGCGCAGAACGACGCGCAATACAAGGTGGACTCCGCGAAGACTGAAGCAGCGAACATGCTGTCGAAGGACTCGGCGGACAACAACAACATGATCCGCGAAGCGGGGAACGCGTTCCTCGCCGCGCAGGCCGCGCTGTCGAACACGCAGCGCTCGATAAGCAACCAGAACCGGGCCATTGCCATCGGCGCTCAGACGAATGCACAGGCAATGAACATGGCGCGGGCTCAGGAAGCGATGACGCGCGGTAGCGTCGAGCAGCAGATCGCGGCTGCTGGGGCACTCGGCGCTATGCGCGTCGAGGCCGCAGCGCGCGGCGCGGGCGGCACGTCTGCCGACATCATGCGCGCGACTATGCAGACCACGACCTCGCGCCTCACGACTATGCAGGCCACGAAGGGCGCGCAGATGTCCTTCGATCAGGTCATGGCTTTGGCTGGGTTGAGGTCGAACCTCATCACCTCGCAGGACTACGGGCAGACTGTTGCGGGCATGAACTACCAGAAGGACATCCCGCAAACCTTCATCGCGCCCGAGAAGATGCCTGACATCACGGCAGCTCAGGGTGCAGCGATGGGTGCCATTGGCAGCGGTGCGTTCTCGATGTTCCGCAACATGGGCGGCGGCTCGGTGGGTGGTGGAGGCGTGGGACAGACGCCGGGTTACTCGTCGCAGTCGGTGCTGCAAGGGGTGAACAGCTTCGGCGACTCTTGGGGCGCAGGCGGCGGTGGGTCGGCGTTCGGAGGTGGTGGCTCGTACGGCGGGCGCAACGAATACGGCTTCACTCTCGACAACAGCCGAGGATCAGGCGGCAATTCTTTCAACTTCGCACTCGAATAAGGGGAGTAGATGGCTAATGTGAATTTCAGCCTGTCCGGCGACGGTGGGGTAGTCACGCAACAGAGCACGTTCGGCGGCGGGGGTTCCAATAGCTTCTCAGGGGGACCGTCCGGCGCTGGGCAATCCAGCGGCAGCATCGCAGCAGGTGGCAACGCATTGCAGTTCGCCGACGCCGCTGGTCGGCGTGGCATGCAGAACATCGACACGCTGAACAAGCTGGCGGGTGGGATGCTCCAGCCGTACATCGATCGGCAGAAGAAGCTCCAGTACGCGGAGGGTATGGCCCAAGCAGCGCAGGGCAGGAGCCTCATCGAGATCGAGAACGATCAGCCGTGGTACACGAAGCTGTTCGGCCCGGATGCCACGACGCAGGGCGCGCAGGCGTTCAACATGGCGGCTGCTATGCAGGACGCTCAATCGCAGTTCATGCAGGCGATGCCGCAGCTCCGCGAGAAGTCGCCGGATCAGGTGCGGCAGTACATCGTCAGCAAGATGGGCGAGGTGCAGCCTTCTGGCGATCCGTACTTCGACGCGATGGTGCAGCAGGGTCTCGCCGAGCAGCTCCCGAAGATGCTCAGCGCGCACATGGGCCAGTACATGCAGTTCACGCAGGAGCAGGCGTACAACGGCTTCACGAACCTTGGTGCGTCGGGCGGGCAGGCGCTTCAGGACACCCTGAAGGCGAACAACAACCTGACACCGGACGTAGTAGCGCAGGCACATGCGGACTACACGAACCTGCTGGTGAAGCCCGACAATATGACGACCGAGGCGTACCAGCGTGGCCTGCGGGATACCGTCCTGAGCAACGCTCAGAATGGGAATTGGCAGGCCGTGCGGGCGATCAAGGACATGCCTGCATGGCAGGAGCTGCCGACGCAGATGAAGGACAATCTTGAGGTACAAGTGCCGCGTTTGGAGCAGGAGTGGGCTCTAAAGAACCCCGCCGCGCGGAACTTGTTCACCTCGCGTGCGGACCTCCAGTGGAGCCTGATGTCGGGTGCGACGGGCTTCGACTCGTCGCCGGAAGGGCATGCCAAGCTCGACGCGGTGATGGACACGATGGAGGACTCGAACCGCCAGCTCAACGGCGACGCCACTGCGGTGTACAACAACGCTCAGCGAGCACAGATGCACAAGCTACTCGACCAAGGGAACTCGAAGAAGCTCGCGCAGATGCAGAAGCTCCAGCTTTTGCAGCTCAACTACGATCAGGCAGTGGGGCTCGCGGCCGACGCGATGAACAACAACTCGTTCGCAAAATACGAGAACCTGCCGTTCCCATCAGGCTCGCGCGAGCAGGCAGCGGACACGCTGTTCTCTAAGGCGACGAGCCCTCAGTACGCCCAGCAAGCAGACGCTCAGAAGAACATGTGGGACAAGCTGAGCGCGGCGGCTCACTACTCCAGCTACCAGTCCCCGGCGCTGAAGCAGGTGATGACCCAGCAGCTCCCGGTACTCGTGTCGGGCAACGGCCCCGCAACCGACGACATGCAGAGAGCGTTGCTGTACGCGTCGAACCTTCTGCAAGGTCCGGGCGGCGCTGAGGCGGTCCAGTCGTACGTCGGATCGGATGCCCCCAAGGTGATCCAGCTCCTCAACAGTGGGGCGAACATCATGGACCCGGAACAGCTCAAGCAGCAGCGCGAGCTGATTGCGCGGGCGCAGGGCGTCACGGCCTCCCCGCAGGACGTGAAGCTGGCGCAAGACACGGTGAACAAGGCCGATCCCGGTTGGTTCAAGAAGGTCATGCCGTGGGGCGGCAACGAGGCGCTGACGCCGTACAACCTGACGGACGGCAACAAGCAGCAACTCGCCGTTCACGTCGCGCCGGTCATCGCGCAGTACAAGGCCGCGTACCACATGACTGACGACCAAGCCTCGCAGATGGCGCTGGGACAGGTGATGAAGAACTCGGACTTCGTGCCGGGTGCATTCATCCTGCACAACGCCGCGCTCGGGCAGACATCGTTCGCGGGCTCGGTGAATGCGAAGTATCCGGGCATGGGCGAACAGACGACCTCGGTGTACCAGAGCGCCGTCCAGTACGCCATCGATCAGGAGATCGAGAAGGCTGGCGGAGTGCCGAAGGACTGGAAGGTCACATCCGGCGAGAACCTCGGCAACGGCTACATGACGCTGTTCATGACCGGCCCGAACGGCGCGCTGAAGCACATCAACATCACGGCGGACACGGTTGGCCGTCGAATCCTCGACACCTACGGCAACAAGCCGGAACACCACGACCCTGACCTCGGGCTCTCAAGCAAGAACGCTTGGGGCTGGGGCTACTAAGCGCGTAGCGGCAGCGGCTTCTCACGAGGCTGTTGCTTCATACGCGTTCAACCTTTTAGGAGAACACATGAACTTCACGCAAGACCAGATGGATAAGCTCGCAGATAACGACCGCGCTATCGGAGCGCCGCAGGGTGCGAGCGCGGCACAGATTTGGCAGGAGTCGCGCAACAACCCGAGCGCCGTATCTCGTCGCGGCGCGCTCGGCTATGCGCAGGTCATGCCGGACACTCTGACGAAGGTTGAGGCAGCGCTGGGCCGTCGCCTCGATCCGACGAACTTCGACGACTCGCTGCAAATCCAGCGCTTCGTAATGACGCAGAACATGCAACGCTTCGGTAACTACACCGATGCCTTGCGCGCGTACAACTCGGGCTGGAACCCCGAGAAGTGGAACAACGACGAGACGAACGCGTACGTATCCGCCATCACGGGTGAAGCCGGAGTGAGCACCTCGGGCGTTCCGTTTGTGGCTCCGGGCATGGGTAAGGGGTACGGCATCGACCCGATGCTGACGCCGATGATGAAGGCGATGACGATGCGTCAGAATGCGCAGCCGGTGGCTGACGCACTCACGGACGATGCCGCTTTCGACAGCACGCCGCTGCGGGGATCGTTGGATAACATGAGCCTAGAAGACACCGCGTATGCGGAGTCGGCGGCTGGCATCCGGGCGCTGGGCGAGAAGGCGGACTTCGCCGAGTCGTTTGTGCGCGCTGCACATTGGGGTACACTCGCGGGCCGTCTGCAAGACGCATTCCAAGCAGGCGCACCCGATCCGAATTGGAGAATGAGCGATGCTCAGAAAGAGTACGTGGCGACTGAAGCGCCCGAGATTTGGGCTGACAACCACCTCCGCGATTACGTGGGCGGTGCGTTCTCGCAGGCCGACTACGAACGCCGTCTCGGCATGGCGCAGCAGCAGGCAGACTTCCAGCGCCGAGCCGCGCAAAGCGGCTGGACTTCCACGGCGGGTCAGCTCCTCGCAGGTGCAGGCGATCCGGTCATGCTGGTCGCTACGCTTGGCGCAGGATCAATTGCGAACGCGGCGCGTGCGGCATTCGCGGTTCGCGCGGCAGAGGGTGTAACCGGCGTCGTCAGTTCGATGGCGGAGGGCTCGGCGGCCAACATGCTTGCCTCACACGCCATCACGCGGATGGACAACGGCAGCGATAACTGGCCCGAGCTGTTTCGTCAGGGTGTGCTGGGTGCAATGCTCGGGGGGCTCGGACATGCCGTCGGCCTTATGGGCGGGGCTCGGGCGAAGGTTGAACCGGAAGTCGGCGCGAAGCTGGACGGTCACGCACTCGAAGCACACATCGCGGGTCAGAACGAGCGCATTGACGACATCATCGGCCGCTCGGCAGGCGAGGTTCGCTCGGAAGACCCGAACGCTGGCATCCATGACAGCGACCCTCCCGCAGATCGCAAGATCGTGACCGAAACGGAGACGCGGGCGGGCGACCACGGCGCAGGCGACTCGAAGATCGCGGACGCGGTGGAGGAGTTCAAGGCCGAGCAGGCAGAGAAGGCCGAGGCGGAAGCCCGAGCGAAGGAAGCCGAGAAGCTCGAACCGGACGAGCGACAAGCGCGTGAAGACTCCGCTACCAATGACGCCACGGAGCGCGACGTTGCGAGCGGTGCAGAAGACCGCGTGAATGACGAATGGGGGAGTGCCGAAGCGGTACGCTTGGGTCGGGTGAAGGACGACCGGCTCAGCGAGGCAGAACGCGCACGCGGAGCTACCACCGATTCGCACACTGAGCTGATGCGGCTCGCGACCGATGCTAACGACCCGATGGTACGTGCACTGGCGCGGCGTCTTATGGAGACTCAGGAGGGGCGCACTCCTGCGGCAATCTTCGAGCATCCGGGCAGCGCGCAGCGGGGCGGCGACGCCCGCTCGCACTACAACCCCGCGAACCACGAGATTCATACGTGGGCGCATGATGCGAACGATCATCCGGTGCATGATGCGAAGCGCGCAGCGGGACATGGTCCGCGCGGCGGGCTGAATCGCGACGAGTTGATGCTGCACGAGATCGCGCACAGCGTGACCGCGCAGAAAGTCGTGTACGGTAAGCGCATGCCGCAGTCCGCACACGGTCAGCTCGTAAGCCAGCTCGACAAGCTGCGCCAGCGCGCTCTCCGCGAGTACAAGGGTACAGACGCCAACACGCGCTACTACCTGAAGAACGTAGACGAGTTCGTGGCCGGTCTGTACAGCGGGCAGTCCGCATTCATCGACCACCTGAAGTCGCTGAAGGTCAAGAACGGGAACATCCTGTCGAAGACCGTAGACGCTGTGCGCGCGCTGCTGGGCCTGAAGCCGGGTGAGGTGAACATGCTGACGAAGGCGCTCGGCCTGTCCGATCACCTCGTAATCACACCGCTGCGCGCGGACCTTCCGTACGCCCGCCCAACCGGGCGCTCGGTTCTCACGGCTCCGGGCGTCGCCCGTGAAGACGTTCCTCTCGGTGCGCTCGCGCAGAAGATGGCTGACCAACTGGAGAACTGGAAGGAGGTGCTGCCGCAGGAGACGGAGACGCTCCGCCGTAACGCCTCGACGTGGTACGACTCGATCCGGGGCAAGAAGATGGGCGCGGTCGGCAAGGCCGTCGCCCTGCTGGACTCAGTTGGCATGACGTTGGGCCGATCGGCGAACAAAGACGTGCGCCACATCGCGTCCATGCTGGCCGAAGACCCGACCGGAGTGAACCGCCAGCATGCGTCGTCCGCAGCCATCGACAAAGTGGTCCTCGCGTCGAACTGGCGCAAGCCGGTCGCCGAGATGTGGCACCGCACCTTGCCTGAACTGATGACGAACGAGGAACGCGTGCGCTGGTCGCAGGGTATCTTCGCGGGCGACGCGGAGAAGCGCATCTCGCGGCTGGTGCAGGAGGAGCGGCTGGCGAACCGCAACGCGCGCCTGTCCGGCGAGGAGTACGTCTCGCAGGCGCACCCGCTCGTGAAGCAGATGGCGGCTGTCATTGACGGCATGTGGAAGGACATGACGGAGATGGGCACGAAGTACGGCGAGGCGAAGTCCACGGCCATCGGCAAGCGCGGCTGGCAGGGCTACTTGCCGTACGCGTGGGACTGGCGCGAGCTTCAGTCGATGTACAACGATCCGGCCCGCGCGAGCGAGTGGAACTCGTTCAAGGGCATGCTGCGCCAGCAGTACATGGCGAAGGTGATCGAGCCTGCGCTGGACAAGCTGAACAAGGTTGGCCCGGTCACGCAGGACGCGGTGATGGAACTGCACCGGAAGGTCAGCGAGCAAGCCGCGAACCTCACGGATCGTTATCTGACGCAGATCACCCGTGACCCGGAAGCACGCATCGCGGGCTCGGACGATCACTTCGGCGCGGTCGCGGCGGACATGCTCAAGGCGGACTACAAGGGCAAGAAGGTCACGGGCACGATGGCAGACGAGTTCAAGAAGGCGCTCGTCGATGTCATCTCGGATCGTACCCGCACGGAGTTCGACCTGCTGGCCCGCCAGCCGGACGGCGTGCGTCTGCTGGATTACATCGACACGGACATCGGCCGCATGACGGAAGGCCAGTCCAGCGAGTTCGCAGGCCGGATTGCTCTGGCTAAGCGTGGCCTGAAGGACGACGCGCACTGGACGGCGATGAAGGACGCGCTTGTATCCCGGGGTGCAAACCATGAGGAGATGAACGCGCTGGACTTCCTGCACAAGAGCCTCACCGACCGCCTTGGAAACAAGGACAACGTGGTGGCCCAGTTCCTCGCGCAGACGGCTCACATGAGCATGATGGGTAAGCTGGGCTTCAACGCTCTGGCGGACGCCGCATCGATCATCGGGTCGTCGGGCGTGAGCGGCATGTTCAAGTCCATCTTCAAGGGGATGGGTAAGGACACCGAGCTGATGCAGCAACTGAACCGCGTGGCCTCGTCGGCGATGGGTCTGGATCACCGTCTGCACTTCGGCGAGACGCGGGCAGGTGCTACGCTGAACCACACGGGGTCGGCCCTTCAGGACTCGGCTATGTGGCGGCGGATCGGGTATCAGGGCATGGACATCGTTGGTAAGCTCTCGGGCGCGCACTATGTTGCCAAGGCTCTGCATCGCGGCTTCGTCCCGCTGCTGGCCGAAGACCTCGCGAAAGCGATCAGCGGCTCGACTATCGAGAATGGTGTCATCACCGGCACGGGGCATTCGCACCTGAACCCGGCCCGCCTCGTGGACTCGGGCCTGACGGCAGATCGTGTGGCCCGGATCAAGGAAGCCATTGCAACCCATGACGCAAACCGCAAGGAAGGCGAGCTGTTCTCGTGGGACGCATGGGACCGCACGCATCCGGGCGCAGCCGAGGACATGATTGGGGCCATCCACCGCGTTACCGGTCAGGCGCTCCAGCGTGCCTACATCGGCGAGACGCCGCGCTGGCTCAGCGAGGGCATCGTGGGGAAGTACGCCGGACAATTCAAGAGGTACGGCATCACGGCGCAGGAGAAGCAACTCATGCGGAACGCGTTCATCGCTGACCGCAACTCCGCGACGGGTTTCGTCATGGGTACGGCATGGGGCGCAGCCCTGTACTACGCCAAGACGATGGCTTCGACGGCGGGCATGACGGACGCCCAGCGGGAGAAGTACGTGCGGGGGCATATGCACGGCCTGCACCTCGCGAGCGGCATTGCGGTCATGACGAACATGTCCGGGATGCTTGGCGACGGCCTCGATGCAGCGAACGTCCTCATGGGTGGGCAGACGAACGCTGGCGGGTCGCCCATCGTGGCGCTCGGGCAGCTTCAGGCAATGTCCAAGGCGGCGGGCGCAGTAGGCGGCGCAGCCCTCGGCGTGCTGAACGGTGGCACGAATCCGCTAACGGATAAACCTGTCAACTACGTCAAGAATGCCCGCACGGCAATGCGCGTCCTTCCGGGCGCGAACACCCTCATCGGCTCCGCACTCGCGAACGAGCTGAATCAGTAAGCCGGACCCGCTCAGCCTAGCTGGGCGGGCCTCCGCAATTTCATGTCCCAACAAAGACACTAACAACAGGAGGTCACATGGCAGCGGACTACCTTGTCCCGTGGCTAAAAGCAGCGGGTCAGGACGGCCTGCGCAATTCGATGATGGTCGCCCAAGGCGATAACGTCACGAAGACATACACCTTCAACTTCGCTGGTGGGTACATCAGCAAGGATCACGTTAAGGCGTACGTGTACGACACGGTGGTAGGTACAACCACGCCGCAGGTCATCACGCCCGCTATGTGGACTGGTCCGAGCCAGCTCACGTTCGGCTCAGCATTCCCGGCGACTCAGTACCTCGTCATCTACCGGGACACGCCAAAGACGAAGCCCCTCGTGGAGTTCAAAAACGGCGCGATCATCAACGAGCCGAACCTCGACCAGATGGCAGACCAATCCGTCTTCACGGCGGCAGAAACGGCCGACCGATTCGATCTGGTGAACGATGGGTCCTCACTTGCGATCAACAACGCAGCGACGGCGCTGGCGCAGTCGAACAAGGCAATCGCTGATTCAGCACAAGCTACGATCACGTCCGCCTCAGCCGAATCGACGGCCGCAGACGCAAAGGCGACGGCAGGCAGCGCGAAGGCAACGGCCGACGCGGCAAGCGCCACGGCTAACGGGATTGACGCGAAGGCGTCGGCCGCACTGGCTAGCGCGGACAACGCTGTTGCGACTGCCAACGCGGCGAGCGTCACCGCAAATGGGATCGACGCCAAAGCAACAAAGGCTCAGAGCGATGCGGCCGACGCTGTTGCCACTGCCAACACGGCGAGCGCTACGGCTAACGGGATTGATGCAAAGGCAACTAAGGCGCAAAGCGATGCGGCCACTGCCATCACTACGTCGAACGCGGCAAGCGCTGCTGCGAATGCAGCGAAGACCACTGCGCAAAACGCACTGGATAAGTCGAATAACGCTGTCCAGCGGGCCGGCGATACGATGACGGACGACCTTCGCGTGAAGCAGCCCAACGGCACGGCAGCCAAGGGGCTTGTCTTTGTGCGCCAAAATGGGACGTCCCAAGCTTGGATTCACGGTTCCATGAGTACCGGTGACTCATACGGTTACTCGGCATGGGCCACTATGAATCCGGATGGTTCGTGGAGATCGAACGTTATCACCGTCAGCGGCGTAGACAATTCCGCGTCGCTGCTCAACGCGCGCATGATGGGGGCGACGTACATGAACGATCGCCTCAACATCACGCGCGAGGGCTGGCAGGCTGATCTAGGCATGCGATCCGGTCTCAACGACAACACTTGGACGTATCTCCGCGCTCGCGGCGGCGGCGGCTTCGAGGTCATCAATAACGCCTACAGCGCGGTTACGTGGGCCGTGGATGACTGGGGCAACATGTTCACGCGTGGGATGCATGTGATGCAAACGAACGGGAACCTGTTCTGCCAATATCGAAACGCGTGGATGAGCGACATCCTGAACGACCTGTACAACCGCGACAACGGCAAGGCGGACCGTGGTGCCAACTGCCAGTGGAACTCCGGAATTATCGAGACCGCGGGCATTCGCGACGACATCGGCCAGACGGCAGACCTCCCGGCCCCTTACGTGGCTGTCGGTATCAGGATGTGGGTGTCGAACTGGCACTGTCTGCGCGGTGTGATTCTGCGCAACAACTGAGGAGAAGCGTATGTGCGAACACGCAACCGCCGCAGAGAAGATGCTTTGCGGCGATTTCACGCATGATGTGATGGTCGAGGTTGTGCTCGATTTGATCCCAACTGCGGTGCATGGCCGCGATTTTTTGGTGGCGCACTCGATCATGCCCGATGGCGAGAAGGATGGTGATCCGTTCTTCTTGCATTGGCGACTGCCCGACGAGCAACCGGAACCGACGAAGTTGAAAGAGATGTTCGAAGCGGACCGAGCGAAGTACGTGGCCCGCTTGGCGCGAAGTTTCCGCGCCGCGTGCCTCGCGTGGTCGGATGGCAAGGCCGACGCACCATCGGATGCGCCGGAGCCGGTGAAGGCCAAGGCGGCGCTGTGGGCGGCATATCGACAAGCGCTTCGCGACCTCACGTCGCAGCCGGGATTCCCACTGAGCGTCAAGTGGCCTGTCACGCCAATTTAATTAAGGATAACAGATGAACGAACGCGAAGTGGCATCGGCAGTAGTTCAAGCTGCACCTCCGGTCTACACCAGCGGCTCGCTCATCCTAGGGCACCCGCTCGCGGACTGGATCATGTACGGCACGGGTGTCTATCTCGTGCTGCAATTCATCGTCATCGCGCCGAAGGTGTATCGAACCCTGACCGGGAAGGAGAAGAAGTGAGCAAGACCGCCAGCACCGAATCGCTGGCGGAACTGCACGCGCTGGTAGCTGAGACGTTCAAGGCTCTCGTGCAGGATGCAGACCTCTGTAATGCTGCCATCCTCGGCGCTGCAACGAAGTTCCTGAAAGACAACAACATCACGGCTGTCGTGGAAGACAACACGGCGTTGTCCGAGATGCAGAAGAAGATTCAGGAGATGCAGGCCCGCCGCAAACAGCGCAACGTGGTTCCGCTGGTTCCCACCGAAGTATCCGACGACGAGGCGCAAGCCGCCGTCGAGCAAGCCATCGCAATGAATGGCTCGTGAGTCCGTTGAACTAGCCGTACAGCGGATCGAACAGCTAACCCTCCTGCAAGAAGCCTACCCTCACTTTGTCCCGTTCTGCGAAGACGGGATGATCGAACTCGGCTTCTCGCTCTCGGAGGTGCAGGCTGACATCGCTGAGTTTCTTGAGTACGGCCCGCACTACCTCATGGTGCAGGCCCAGCGCGGTCAAGCGAAGACCACCATTTGCGCACTGTTTGCAGTTTGGTGCCTCATCCATGACCCGAAGTTCCGTGTGCTGATTATCTCGGCGGGCGGCACTCAAGCGAACGAAATTTCAACCCTCATCGTCCGCGTCATCATGACGATGGACATCCTTGAATGTCTCCGCCCAGACCGCAACGCGGGCGACCGAACCTCGGTCGAGGCATTCGATGTGCATCACACCCTCAAAGGTCTGGACAAGTCGCCATCCGTGGCGTGCGTCGGCGTCACCGGCAACCTGCAAGGCAAGCGTGCCGACCTGCTTATCGCGGACGACATTGAGAGTGCAAAGAACTCGCTGACGGAGCACCAACGTCAGGCGTTGCTTCAACTGACACGGGACTTTCCGTCCATCTGCTCCACCGGGCGAATCGTCTACCTCGGCACGCCGCAGTCGATCAATTCCATCTACAACACGCTGCCGGGTCGAGGCTACACCGTCCGCATCTGGCCGGGGCGCTACCCGACCGTGACTCAGATGGAGAACTACGGCGACATGCTCGCCCCGTTCATCATGCGCCGCATTCTCGCGGACCCGTCACTCCAGACCGGAGGCGGGATGCTGGGCGACCAAGGCCAGCCCGTAGACCCTGAACTGCCCGCAGGCGTCGAGAGCTTCCTCGCGAAGAAGGAACACGACCAAGGCCCCGCGTACTTCCAGCTCCAGCACATGCTGAACACGAAGCTGGCGGACTCGGAGCGCTTCCCGCTGCGCCTCGCCAAGATCATGACGATGCGCTTCGCGGAGCTGTTCCCGCTAGGCATCACGCCGGGGCTGCTCGCGCACGAGACGATCAAGTACCAAGTCAACGGCACGACGTACACGATGGGTATCCCGTCCAGCGTCGAGCGCGACCGTGCGCCGCTGCAGGGCATCGTCATGTACGTGGACCCGGCAGGCGGCGGCAAGAACGGCGACGAGACGGGCTATGCCGTCGTCGGCTTCCTGAACGGCACGCTGTTCGTGATGGAGGTCGGTGGCATCAAAGGCGGCTTCGACCCGGAGGGCTTCAAGTTCCTCGCGGGTGTCGCCCGGAAGTGGAAGGTGAACCGCATCCTCGTCGAGAAGAATTTCGGCAACGGGGCGTACTTGCACACATGGCTCCCGATCCTCCGCGCCGAATACCCGCAGACCGTGGGTGACGGGTGTGCCATCGAGGAGACGTGGGAGTCCGGGCAAAAGGAGCTGCGGATCATCGACGTGCTCGAACCGATCATCGCGCGCGGCTCGCTCGTGTTCAACGACGACATCCCGCGCGACGAGGAGAAGTCTCTCCAGCGTTACCCGGTGGAGAAGCGCCCGAGCTACTCCCTGCTGCACCAGATCGCGCACATCACGCGGGACAAGAACGCTCTCCAGCACGATGACCGACTGGATGCCCTCGCGGGCGCATGCCGGTATTGGATCGAGCAGATGGGCGTCAATCAGGAGCGTGCAATCGAGCGCCTGCGCGAGCAGGAGTTCAACGAGTGGATCAAGAACCCCCTGTCCCGAGTGGACTACCGAACCAACCCGACTGGACGCCGAAGCGGCGGCTCAGCCTTCAACAAATACCGGAGGTAACTCATGCTTGTAACCAATTTGCCGAATATCCGCGAGGCGTACGCCCAAGGCGACGATCTGCGTTGGGACACTTCGCAGGCGGTCACCCGCGTCGAAGAAGCCGCAGCGCGTGGCGCAGGGGGCGTTGCATCCGCAGCGACCCTGCGTGACTTCTTCATCGCTGCTGCGAACGCCGCACATGCAGCAACCGGCGACAAGCTCAAGACGGTGAAGCTCGCCTAATGGCACGCGTTAGCGCTGCCGTGATCGCGACGGCGCTGGCAATCAGCGTCCCGCTCACGCTCACCTACGAGGGCACACGCACCACCGCCTACCGTGACCCGGTAGGCATCCCCACGGCATGTACCGGGCACACCGGAACGGACGTGCGGGTCGGGCGGGTGTACTCGCCAGCCCAATGCACCCAGCTCCTTAACGCGGATTCCGCCGAGGCGATGGGCGCTGTGCTGGACCTTACCACCGGCCCGATCAATGCGAACGAGCTGGCTGCATACACCGACTTCGTGTTCAACGTCGGGCGCGGCAACTTCGCCAACTCGACGCTCCGTAAGAAGTTCAACGCGGGCGATCATCGCGGTGCCTGCGAGGAGCTGAAAAAGTGGGTCTACGCCAAGGGAGTGAAGCTGCGCGGGCTGGTGCTGCGCCGCCAGAAGGAATACGAGGTATGCACCCAATGACCGACCGGATCATCGCCGTGCTGCTGGGCCTACTCCTCATGGGCGGGCTCGGCTTCACGGCCTACACCGAACACCAGCGGGCGAACGCTGCCCAGCAGCAGGTTGCCTCCCTGACGGCCAGCCTCGCGGCGAACAAGGCTGCCATAGACGCGTACACACACGCCGCTCAACAGACTGTCGCGAGAGCTTCCACCAACCAGACGAAGGTATCCAATGCACTTCAAGCGAACCCTGACTGGAGCAGCACTGCTGTTCCTGACGCTGTGTGGGACAGCCTGTACGGCAACCGTCCCGCTGCGTCCGCCGGCGACACTGCTTCAGCCGTGCGCTGAGCCTACGCCGCCGACCGACCATACCCTCGGTGGGCTCGTCCAGTCCGTCCATGACTACCAGACGGCGCTGGACTTCTGCAACGCGCAGCTCGATGCGCTGCGCGCCTTCTTCAAGTAGTCATCCCAGCTTCTTCGCCAAGTCCTTTGCACGCAGGTGCGTGTACTTGCGCATCATGGATTGAGTCTTGTGGCCCGTGATCGACATCACCTCGGTGTCGGTCAGACCCAGCTCCACAAAACGGGTAGTGGCGTCGTGCCGCGAGTCATGGAACGTCAAGTCCTTGATTCCAGCCCGGTCGCGCGCACGGATGAACGCACGCTTCACGGCATCACTCGTCAGGCCAACCCATACGCGGCCCGTTGTGCGGTCGCCTATGACGGCCTTCAATATCTCCGCAGCGCGAGTGCTTAGCGGGACGGTGCGGGCCTCCTCGGTCTTTGTACCGCCAGCGCGCAGGCCGACGAATCGATCATCTAGATGTACTTGTTCGATCTCCAGCTTGATGATTTCGCCCTGTCTCATACCTGTCTCCAGAGCCAGCTCAACAACATCGGCGAGGTAGCTCTGCCGACCAGAACGCGCGTGCGTCTGCCGACAGGCAGCGAGCAAGGCGACTTTCTCGTCGTCGGTGAGGCGGCGCTCACGCGCTGGGCTGTTCTTGGGACGGCGAACTTCAGATACGGGATTGACCGGAGCGCCAAGTCCCCACTCTTTACGGGCTGTCTCCAGTACGTGATGCAGGAGGTTCATCTCCCGGTTGACCGTAGACCCCGACACGGGCCTGCCGTCAGTACCGGCCAGCCGGCGGTCGCGCCAGTTCGCCACGACAGCGGGTGTGAGCTTGCCGACCGAGTACGAGCCGATCTCGTCCCGCTGGATGGCCTTGAGCCGCCACGTCTCGGAGGATTCCCCCTTCTTGCTCGGCGTAACGTCCCGAAGGTATCGATCAATAACATCACGGAGAAGGGCTGAGCCGTCTAGATTTTGGAAGCGTCCAGCGTTGATTGCTGCCTCAGTATCGATGATCCACCTCTCGGCCTCTTTGCGAGTCGGGAATGTGGCGGACTGTGCGGGGTATCCGGCTTTGCGAACCTTGCCCGTCCAATGCCCGTTCGGGCGTTCCTGTAGCGTACCCAT